TCGTAAAATTATTGAAATCTTAGGTCCATGTCCTGATCTGTCCGATCTTGACATCGCTTTTGGTCCTGGGTCAAGTGTGGGTGTTGAAACCCACACGGCAGCGCGTTTTAAACTAGACGCAACACCTACATGTTCTTCTCTGATGCATCAAGCCATGAATAGCGAGATGCGTGCTGATTTACCAGCGTTTTGGTCTGCTCACAAGCAGAGTTATAATGTTGTTAGAGGAAAGCTCAGCGGAGTCCCAAAAAATGCAAAAACTAAACGTTCCGTAATCGTGGAAGCTACCCTGTGTACTATGTACCAAAAGGGTTATGGTTCCAAGATTCGTTCGCAATTGAAACTTGCCGGTCTTGACATTAGTCATGGACAAGCGAGAAACCGCCATTTGGCCTTACTAGGGTCTATGGACGGTTCAATTGTTACGGTGGACGTAAAGAATGCAAGTAACACTATGGCCTTGTTGCCTGTATTTCACTTGTTAGATGATGACTGGTTCGATGGTTTGAATTCAGTCAGAACTGATGAAGTAGAATACAAAAAAGATAAATTGTTCAAATTGGAAATGTTTTCCTCAATGGGAAACGGGTTTACATTTGAACTAGAAACATTAATCTTTTATGCAATAGCATTGGTCGTCTGTGAGCGCTTAAGCGCAGATACTTCACTTGTTTCAGTTTATGGGGATGATATTATAGTTCCTGTAGAGTGTTATAAAAACCTATGCAGTGCCCTGAAGCTATTCGGATTCGAAGTCAATTATGACAAGACTCATTATAGCGGGTTTTTTAGGGAAAGTTGCGGTGTCGATTACTATTTGGGCAAAAATATCAGACCCTTTTATATAAAAGATCGGATTACTAATGCTCGTTTAGTAGGTTTATTAAATTTTGATTTAAGAAATAATAATCTGTTTTACGAGATAAGAAATGACTTAATTCATGTACTTCCCGTTTCTCAAGTTAATTGGGGACCGGACGGATATGGAGATGGTCATCTCATTACCGATGATCTTGATATAAACTATAAGG